CATGGCCAGCAACCGTCTGTTCAGCTCAATCAGCATGTCCCCGTACAGCAGGCGCTTGGTCCCGGTCTTCTCCAGCAGCGGTTGGTACAGGATCTGCAGCGCAAGTCCACTCAGCGCTCCTACCCGGTCCAGGTTGCCCGCTGCCACTTCTGGCACCCGGCTGATCTCACATAGCGCCTGCTTCAACTGGCTCTGCATTGCCAGGCTTGACGTCAGGTCACTCACCATCTCCAGGTTATGCAGCTCTGCCTTCTCGTTGGGCAGGATGATCAATTCGTCCGCACCTACGTGCAGCTCCTTCGCTGTGAACCCCTTCCCCCACGTCTTGGGGTGCGCATGGAATCGAATCACCCGCGCCGTGTTGGACGCTATGAAATTGATGGCGTGGATAATCTCCAGCACGTCGTCTTCCAGGTCGCTCATTCCCCAAAATTCCCCCGGGGCCGGCAGGTTCTGGCAGTCCACAATCGGGCTGAATGGCCATGGCCAGACCGCCTCATTGACCGTTCTCCAGGTCAGCTTTTCCAGGTCTCCCACTTGGTCGGTGATCTTCCAACTACCCGGGCTGACCCGCTCGATCACCTGGCGCACGCTGATCGGCTTCCGCGTCTTTGGATCCTTGGCGTTGTACACAATCTGGTAACTGAGCACCTCTTGCAGGTCGTCCGGTGCCAGGTTCACCGTCACTGTTTCCGGGTCCAGCACGATCAGGCGCAGCTTCTCGCCTGCACTCATAATCTTGATCATCCCATGCCCGGTCACACCCCCTACAAGCGCCAGGTTCTGCAGCAGGGTCATCTTGTGGTTGGCCGCCCAAACCCCGTTCAGCCATTCCTCAGCTTTGGTTTTGCTGGTCTTGTCCAGCTCAAACTGCACCTCCTGGCCGAACAGAAACGACACCCCTTTGTCCACAATCATCCGCCCGTAATTCAGCCGGATGTTGTCGTCGATTCGCCCCTCCAGAACCTTTAAAGGTTTGGCCATCCTCCCGTAGTACGCCTCCCAGCGCTTGCGGAAAAATTCCAACCGGCTTTGTTCATCCTGTCCCAGTACGTCTACCAGACCCATATAAATTGAATTCAGCATCCATCACCTCCAGATTGTTGGACCATACTCCACGTTGATCGCCGCCCCGGTCAAGTCTTCAAACGCCCCGTCCGTGGCATCCATGATGTCGTCGTGTGGCAGCTCAGGCTGCCCGTGCATGTGATTCAGGAACAGCTCGTTCCACGCCCCCGCCAGGATGTACACGTTCCCGGCTTCCGCCTGGGCCGCCAGTGGCTTGGCCCGGATCAGCTTGTCTGCCTGGCTGCTGATTCCCCGCGCGTCCATCCCGGCCACCATCCGCGCCAGACGCCAGCTCTCCCGCTTGCCGGCACTCCCCGGCTCCTGCTCCCAACGTGAGAGATATTGCCGTTTTTCCTTCTCCTGGTTGAACCGGACGGCATCTTGCAGAGTCAGGTTCATGTACGTCTGGTCAATTCGCGCCGGATCGATCTGCTCAGCCGTGATGTCCAGGATGTAGTAACTCCCATTCATCACCAGCATCAGGCAGCTCGCCGTGTAATCCGGATCCTTCTTGTTCAGCTCCTTAGCCGTCGCTGCAAAGTCCCAACGCCGTACCACAATCCCGCCCGCTGGGACCGCATCTACCACCTTGAACCAGGCCCGGTTGAACACCTTGCCCGCACTGGGCTTGATCTTCCAGTTACCACCCCGCTGTGCATCCCCCAACAGACGTTCTCGGTCCACCAACGTCAGCGCCTTCAGGTTGGCAATGTAGCCCGGATCCCGCCGCAGCAGCTCCTGGTTGTCGTACACCGTCGCCGGGATGAACGTCACGCTCTTGGGTGGAATGTCTGGGTGTGCCGCCTGTGCCTCATACTCAGTATCAAACCAGGCGATCTGGTCATCCCCCAGGCGCACCATCCAGCGCAGCACGCCCGACCGCTCCAGATTGGCGTACCCGTCTTCATCGATCCACCAGTCCAGAAAATCCGCCAACCAGCCTGGCTCTGGGTTGCACGTCGCCCGGATGTATGGACGCACCCCGCAAGTCGAACGATTCCGGCTGAACATATAGAAAAACTGCCCGGCCGTGGATGTTTCCAGCTGATCAAATTCGATCAGTGGGATCTGGGCGCTTTTCCAGCCCTCTTTGTCGTCCTCGAACTGCATGGCCGCAAAACTGGCCTTCGCCCCGCTGGGGAATCGGTAGGACATATCATTCCGATTCGGCCGGCCGCCCGCCAATGGGTAGATTCCCAGGGCTTCATCCCACATGCCGCCCTCGCGCGTGATCTCCGGAAACGTGCGCCGAAAGATGACCGCTCCGAATCGTTTGTTCTGGATGTGCCTCAGCGGCTCGAGCAGAATGGAAAAAGTTTTGTCAACCGCCCCCAGCAGCTCCGCCGTAAATAGCAACATCGGCAGAGCTCGACAAGAATTGTTCTTGTCTTGGCTGGGGGCGAATTTCCGTCTGTTCCATCATGTGTTTTTCCTTCCCCACCTAGGGTGAGGGTTTCCAGTTGCAAACTTTCCATTGTGCCCGGTTTGTTGGGCATACGATAAAATGCCAAGCTCCCTTCGCCTTCTTGATATAACAGCCTTACTCACACAAATTCTTTCAGCTAGCACGTAATCAGGAAACTTCCCCAAGTTGTCAATAATTTCTACTGGAAGTTCCAACTTGTTCCACCCGCCCATATTTGGAGGAGTGGATTGTTTCTCTGGTCTATTACCACACGGGGAAATATCTCGTTTCTTTCGTTGATATGCAACCGCTTTCCTGGTTACGCCTACAATTGCTGCAAGCTCATCATCAGGAATCACTCCTAACAAAGAAAAATGATATTCGTCCCAGTTTGAACAATGAGATTTGTTCACACAGTCAAGCGGCTTTGCAACATTTAATAAATTATGTCCACCTTCACGTAATGCTGTAATCCACTTTATTTCAATACGAACACCGTTCTCTACGTCTGTCTCCTCCAACAGTTCAATAGTGGGAAATAAACCAACACTAGCCAATTCCCTTATCCATTGCGCTTTCATACAATTACTCTTGCCAGTCAGACTCGTCCTAATATGTTCACGACGACGATCATCCAGTCCACTAACTGTTCTACCTACGTAACAATAGGTTCCATAACGAGGATCAACCAACGCATAGAATCTCATTCGGTGTCCCCCCGCCCGTTGTCCGGAATGTAAATCTTCACCTCAGTCGTGTCCACGTGCTGGATGCTGTTCACCTGCTCCACGAACATCCCGTGTGCCTTGCCGATCAGAGCCAGCGCTGCCTGGGAATCATGAAATTCCAACACTGGATTACCTTGCCGGTTGTAGCTTAACTTCTTGACCAGGTAACCCTTGGACTGAAAGACTTCCCAATTGATGCTTGTCACACTGACAGGCTTGCCATCTGCGTCAAGAGTGAATTTAAAAAACTCGGATGGATTCAGGGTGGCCTGCTCAGTAAGACGCCGTAGTACCTCCTCACTTTGCATGGAGAGCTCTACCATCCGTGCTGTGACCTGATTTTTTACGCCAACATCTGCCAACAACCGCGGTCCAATTGTGTTTGCATCCCCTTTATATCCCGCCTGGCGTGCAGCTTCAGAAGCGTTCCAGGTCTGCAGGTACGCTTCCACAAATCTTTTTTGCCTGGGAGTAAGTTTCTTCTCTGTCATAGAAAACAAAAAGCCCGACACTTCAAGAGTGCCGGGCGGAACCGGTAATACACCGCTGCTCACATTATACTTGATTTTTGCGGTTTTCCAACACATGCCGAATCAATTCTGCCAACATTGCCTCCGCAATCGACCAGTGAAATACTTCTCCACACTTTGTGCAGGCCGCCCGCATGGAAGTAACCGCCATATCGTTGAAAATCAGAAATTCTTTTCCTTCAATCTGGCGAATTTCACCCACGACATGCCCACATTGTCTGCACTTCACAACATTTTCTGCAGTGCCCATATTGCCTCCCGATTGCTCAGTCCGTATAAAATGCCGTAAAAATTGATCACATCCAAAGGCCGCGGAAATTCGCAGCGAAAACAGTTGCAGATCTCCTTGCGCGTGTCGATCCAAAAGCTGGGTGAATCATCCTGGTGAAACGGACAGGCCGCCAACAGGTGATGATTGGATGTCTTGCTTACCTCCTGGAAGAAGTCCTGGATCTTGAATCGCTCCCGGATTGCCGTCACCAGGTCTTCGCCAAAACTCGTGCTTCCCTGGCTGGCCGTTTCCCATGGATCATCGCTGGCTGGCTTCAGCACCCTGGGCGGAGTAATCACCGGGCTGATCTCCTGCCTGGTGAGCAGTAAATGGGATGGCAGCACATCCGACAGCGCCTCGATGGTTGGCACAAAAAACGCGTTCTGAGCCACGTAGAGCGCTCCAGACGCATGAATGCTGCCCGGCCCGGTTGCCAGTCCATATTTGCCCTTGATGTCCACCTTGCCGATGTGCCGGTTGCGATCCGGCAGCACCATCCGGAAGTACACGTGCATCCCCCGCCGCGTCCGCACCCGGAAAGCCTCCCGGGCAGCCAGGCGCGTCATGGGGCTCTGCCGGGATGCCCACAATTCCCACCGTTGGTACTCAGTATAGTCATCGAAATCCACCACCACCAGTCCGTTGAATCCGGTCACGATTCCCAGGTTCACCGGAAAGCTGAACCAGAAATTGAGCCACTCAGTAGGAGCGACGTGTGCTTGAAATTCAGCCCACTTCACCAGGGGAACCTTGCTCCCCCGCTCCAGGGGTACCACCGAAAAGCCGCGTTCGATAAATTGGGTTACAGTCTGCAGAAGGGTCATTCCAGTCCTTTCAATATTGACTATACGCACAGGTTTTGCACCTTTTAAGTGCCATTTTCAGAAAGTTTTTTAAGCGTATTCTCTATATATTTAATCTGTACTTAATCAAACTACACCTTTGGGTCAGTGCTCTACAGAAAGTTAATGGAATCGGCCTCTAAAAGGTGCAAAAGGTGCAGAATCATGTGTTGTCGAACCAATATCTCATGCCTCCTCGTAAATCCACCATCTTCATCCCGAATCGGATCTTCAAATAGTCGTGGATGTTCTTCAACCGCCAGCCGAAAGCCTTCACGCTGCGCGGCCAATCGCTGTCCGGTTTGTTCGCCCCGAACAGCAGGTCCTGGCTTTCTTTGTACAGCTCCCGCGCCGTCACCCATTTCTTGGGGTTCAACGGGTTATTCAACCAGGCCTCGATCCCCTCGATGATCACTTCCCCGTCCGCCAGGAAGGATTTCTGCTCGTCCTTCAGCAGCATCACCAGCCGCTCCCACAGGTCGAGGTGGTTGTTCAGATCGGAGATGATGCGCCCGATCGCCTCCCAGTCGGCCATCCGCAGCGGGCTGATCACTGGGATCGAGCCGCCCCGCAGCCGGGCAACGATGGCGTTCAATCGCTCCAGCAGGTGCGTCCAGAAGGCGTTCCGATTGTGCGCCGCCCAGTCCATGAATTCCAGCTCCCGCCCCCGCTGGTCGTCTTCAATCCGTTTGAGCGGTAACAGCAGCAGCCGGTCGGCAATGTCATCCCGCCGCAGCGTGTCCGGCGTGCGCGCCGTGATCGCCACCCAGCAGCGGTAGCGCAGGATCCCCAGGTCCTTGCTGGTGTACAGCTTGCGGTATTCGTCCATCCCGCCCGTCGAGATCCGGGCCAGCTTGTCCCGCATCCACGATTCAAGTGTGTCCATGTTGTCCAGGGCATACAGGTGGTAATGGTTGGCCGCCACCGCAAACGCGTCCGGCTTGTCCGGGATCCCGCTCACCTCGGCAAAATTACCGAACAACAGGCGCATCACCAGCCGCAGACCCATGGATTTGCCGCTGCCCTTTTCCCCCAGCATCACCAGGATCGGCTTGGTTGGGCACAGCTCACTGAAAAACAGCGTCTGCAGCCACACCTGGAAGGCCCAGCCGTACAGTTCCCGGTCATGTTCCCAGATTGGCAGTGAACCGATCTTGGCCAGGTAGTCGTAGGTTGTTTCTTCCAGCGCGTAGGGCTGCCAGGTCGACATATCGTAGAACAGCACCGGCCCGGCCCCGTTGGTCTCCTCCTGGATGGTTTCCCCGTCCAGGGCGTACACAATTCCGTCAAACCGGCTCACCCGCAGGATCTGCGTCTCTTTGTCATAATGCGCCATCCGCACCACTTCCACCAGGTCGGCATTATTGATCCCGGCCGTCTTGGCCGCCGCTTTAATCTGGTTGAACACGTTGTTGGCCGGGTTGACCCCCGTCAGGGTGTGCAGGAATGCCTCCCAGCGTTCACTGTCCAGCTCGAATAGCTTGTGGTGATCTTCCCACAGGTAGAACAGGCTTTCTTCCGGAGTCCGCACAAATTTACCATGGTCCCCCAGCCAGTTCAGCACGATGGCTTCGATGTTGCCCATCCGCAGGACCAGCGGGCGTTTGTCCGGAATCATCTCCCCTTCGATCTGCAATTTCAGCGCCGGGTCCGGGGAGATGATCAACCCGCTCGTGATGCGTTTCTGTCGGGCCTGGCTGGTTTTTCCACCCAGTTTCATCGATTGGTACTGGGTCGAAAGTTTCTGCACCGCCAGGCTTAGGTAGCTGTATACCCCCATTCGCAGCTCGTCTTCAATACTCAGTAACGAATCATGCAGGGCATCTGCGATCTCGTCTGGTTTCTTGCCCTGCAGGTCGTTCCACAGTTTGACCCAGGGTTCAGTGGCAGGCGCATCCTCGGGTACTACCCCGTTGGCGAAGGCCGCTGCGATGGTTTCCGCTCCGGCCCGGAAGGCCACCGGATCCAGGTGGCCGTATTCACGTCCCAGGGTTTCGATGTCCCGTTCTGGCAGCCGGTATCCGGCAAATTCGGTGATGGTGGCCGTCGCGGGGTCAGTCATGACACTGCACCTCTTGGCTTTTCTTCAGCTCCTGCAGTTCCAACCAGAGCGACACTTCCACATCCGACGCCGGAAGGCCGTGTCCGCCGTCGTTGATGAATACAATCCATTGCTCGTTTTCATCCTGCTCGAGCCGTACTTTCCAGCGCCGAGCCTGCCATTTGGGAGCAGCAGCTTTTCTTCCCTGGTTGGCCAGCTTTGAATTTGCCTTGTACGATTCGTTGGGAGAAAAATCGACTTTCATTTCCCCTCTCCCAGTAGCAGCTGCTCAATACTCGCCTTCAATTCTTTGGCCCGGTCAGCCGTCACGCTCAGCCCACCGGTGGCCCCGGCCAGTTGTTGCAGAAAAGCCCGCCCGGTCGGTTGATTCTCCGGCCCTACATAAATCACGTCAATCCGGCTCTGGTACGTTTTGGCGATCTCCAGTGCCAGCTTTTGATCGTCCGGCTCGCCGTCGCTGATCAATATAAATCGCATCCCGGGCAGGTCGGCCACTTTGCAAAAGCGCAGCGCTCCGGCCAGGTCGGTGCTGCCCCCGAAGAAAATTGGTCTGCCAGCCGGGCAGAATTGCACCTGGTTGGAAAACGACATTACCGCGATCTTGCCTGGTAGGCTGCCCTGCAAGCTGGCAAGCTCCTCGCAGGAAATATCATATCGGGAGCGCCCGCCTCGGCTGTCCAGAGCGCTCATGGATCCAGATGTATCGCAGATGACAACAACTTCTGCATTCATAAACGATTCAGCCAGGCTCTGGTTGCTTTGTTGAGCTATGGCCGAAATGCTGCCTGCTACAATGGCTGTGTTCATGCCCACCTCTCACTCACATTTTGTTTGTTCATATCCCAACTGGTCACCAGGGTGCCCTGGCTGGTGCGAATATCTTCCCACTGCAGGATCTTCCCGACCACAAACCGCCCGAGCCGCTCGCTGCCCTCTGCCAGCACGTACCCGCACCGCAGCGGGGAACGATAACCCAGGATTTGATCGCTGTGTGCTTTGAAACCATTATTCGACGGACGGTCCAATCCACCCGCCAGCGCCAGCCCAACATCGTACCGGGCCCGTTGTCCTGGGTTGCTCAGTATGTCATAAGCTTCTTTGATTCGCAGGTAGATCTCCGCCGCGTCCGGTTCGTTGTTCACGTCCGGGTGCCACTGGATCGTCATGCGCCGGAAAGCGCTCTTGATCGCGTCCGGGCTGGCGTCCCGTTGCAGACACAGGATCCCATACAGGGTGGTCTTGGCGATTGGATCCGTCGTGCCCTCGAACCACAGTTTCAGCACGGTTTCCGGGAAGAGGAACTTCCACTCGTGCGCCTGGTTCATCCCGGTGGCTTGTGGTTCATCCCCGCCCGGTTTGGTTCGTCCCAGGTACCACACGTCCAGCACGCGTGTTTCCGTTTTGGCCGGTATGAATGCAACCTGCCTCTCGCCGATATCCTCATCGAAACAGGTGGCAATCCAGGCCCGCAGGCTGCGGTAGTGCTGCACATCCACCAGCCAGGCTTTGCTGGCCGGGTCATAACTGCGCTCGCTCCTCGGTAGGTTTTTGATCAGCGCCACAAAATCCGGTCGATAAGGTGTGACTACACGCAGGTGATCGCCTTCGTAAGTTACCATGCACTTTTTAATACCATCCCCCATCAGGGACGGATCCAGGGTCGGTTGGAATCGCATTAGCCCTCCAGATATTTTCCCTTGCAGTTGGCATAAAAATCACACCATTTCTCGCTGCAACTCCAGCCGGTCGGGTTGAGCGGAAACACCTCGCACTCGATCCCCTGCCACACTCGCCGGATCACGTCGAACAGGAAGAACAGTTCGGCTGGTTTGTGGCTGTGCTCGAGCACCTGCACCTGGGGGGTCTTGGTCTTCACGAATACAATGTGCTGGAACTTCCAGTTCACCGGCCAGCCCATCTGATTCATCGCTGCCAGGTAGAACAAGGTCTGCAGACTCGCACTGGCCTGGTTCTCGCTCCAGCTCTTGGCGCTGGTTTTGAAGTCCGCCGGGGTGCCGTCTTGCAGCACCACGTCGATGTATCCGATAATCGGGATCTCGACACCTGGCACTCTCAGCTCGATTTTGCGCTCGATCATCGGCCCCGCAATATCGTGCCGGGGTTGGATTTTCCGGATCTGCTGCTGGATCGCCTCGTTTCCCAGCATCCGGATGCCTTCGTTGAAAAATTCCTCTCGGGTTTCACCCAACTCCAGGTAAGTGTCCTGAGTGAAGGCTTTTTCAAACTGTTCCGTCCAGGTGGGCAGACTATCCGCCTGCGCCTCTGGGTGGGTCACCAGGTGCTCCACGGTCCCGTGAAAGGCACTCCCAAATGCCAGGGCCGTGCCAGACTTGGTCTTCTCCCCGGCCAGGTACTTGCGCCGCCATTTCTCCGGGCAATCCAGGTACATCGAAATACTGCTATAACTCAGGTGATTTAATGTGTTTTGCATCTGTTTTCAATCTCTTTTCTATACAAAATGGGCATTCTGGTTCGGTTTTTTCACTCCAAAACAAATGCTTGCAGGTCGCACAGGTCAGCCGGTACAACTGGTTGTACGACCGTTTTCGGTGGGTAGGTTTGGTTTTCGCTTTCATTCGGAATACTCCAGGTGTGCCAGGGATGGAAACAAGGCTTTGGCTACATCTTCGCTGATGGCATCACCCTCGACGGCCACTTTATAATCGTCCCAATTGGTTCCACCCCGGTAGGCGCACCAGAATGGGCCAGAAATCACGGCAATGATTTTGTACCCGTAGCGGTCGCGGTCTTTCACTTCCACCGGTTTCACTAGGTATGGATTCAGGGTGCCCGGGCTAAAATCTGGATCGCTGGTTCTCATGCTTTTTCCTTTCAACTTGATTGGCAGCCCGGCTTGGACCGGGTGGAGGCTGTTGCCGGACCGCCTTTCTAATTTGGATGGGCCAGGTTCGCCTTGAACAAACCTTACAGCTGGAGCCGCTGTTGGTACTCAACCGGCCCATCGGCATCGTAACGGTTCGCCACCCGTTACGCAGTACCCAATTTTCCGGCCACCAGGTTCACTTCATCCTGCGTCGCCGGGATCTTCCCGCCGTTGGCCACCATGATCGCCTCCGGGCCATACTGGGTTAGCAGCTCTTCCAGGGTTACTCTTGGTTCTCCCCTTCCCCCGCTTTCGCCCCCGTAGGGGGTCGGGGAAGGGGTCGGGGGATAGGTGTTTGATCTCTGTTCCACAATCTCCCCGCTCTGGTTCAGCTCAACACCCAGCGCTTCCGGCATCTTCATGATCGCCGTCATCCCCGCTGTGATGTCCGGGCAGGCCACATCCGCTGCAAAACCCACTGCCCGCCACATGCACATATTTTCCGGGTACTTCTCCCAGCCCGAATCGCTTTTTACCAGCCCGGCCTTCCGGGCATCCTCCAGCGTGAAGCGCGCCGTGTGTTCAAATCCACCCCGTCGCCGGATGGTGCATTCATGTCCAATATACTGAGTACCATCCACAATCCGCCGCACTTCCACGCTTTCGATGTCTGGGTGGGTGTGCATCAGCGCCAGTGCCCCGCGCGGGCTCAGGCCCGGCCTGCCCTGTACGACGTTGATGAATTCAAAGCTGGCCGTGATCGACAGGCCCAGCTCGTAACCTTTCAGCATGATCGCCGCCGCAGCCTCCTGGCTGATCACCCCAAACAACCGGCTCTTGAACATCACCGGCGCCATCGAGCTGATCATCTGCCAGATCTGCGGTGTCAATTCCCGGCTCACGATCTCCCTTTCCTTCAGGAGAGGGCCAGGGAGAGGTGTGAGCTCTACCACTGTCAGTTCATTCATTTCACTCATGATGATTCCTCCGTTGCAATCATTAGGATTTCTTTCCCGTCCGGTCCGGTGGCCAGCTCAATCGTTTGGTTGTCCGTCAGTCCCATAAACCGCCGGATGTCCTTGCGGGTTTTTTCCCCCACCGGTGCTGGGATCTCCGGATCGCTCAGCCCAACCAGGGCGTGCGCCAGATTCCAGTTCGCCCACTGCATGATCTCCTGGCTGCGTTCAATTCCGATGTGTGGCAGGCAGGACAGTAACGCATCTTTCGGGCCCAACATCTGGGCCGGGCGCAACGGTAGCAGCTGCAGCGTGTTCTTTCGCTCACGCCTGATCAGGCGCAGCACAGCCTCTTCAAAATCGGTATCCCCGGCGCAGCTTGCCACCAGCACACCCATTTCCTGGATACTCAGTAACGCACCACTCACAGCCGCATAATCCCAGCCGGTCAGGCCGCGTTCAGTCACCACCCGCCGTCCCTGGCCGTAGCTGAATCCACCGGTCACCATTAGGTATGGGTAAATCGTTGCTTTGCGTCCGGCCAGTTGTTCGTCATACCGCAGGTTGGCCATTCGTTCCATCTGGATCAGCAGCCGGTTTTCTTTCAGGCTGCCCAGGAAATCATCTGGAGTCTTGCGTTCGATGATCAACATGCAACCGTCGTCCGTCACAGCCTGCACGTCGCCTGCTTCCAGCTTGGCCACAGCCACCGGTGACCCACAAAATTTTAAATTTTGCACCCACTCAGGTTCGCGTGAATCAATCAAGATCGCTGTCACTGGAGACCTCCTGGGGTTAGATCAAAGTGCCCGCCGGGGGATTTCACCCCGGGAACCGTTTTCCGGTCGGGCATTTCGAGCCAACACTCTTTTCTTGACGGGTTAGAAGGGGATTTTTTCCCCGCCCATATTGATGATGATCAGGTTGGTAACTTCCGAGCTGTCCACCGTGAAGTACTTGCTCACCAGCGGCTGCAAGGAAATGTTTTCCGAAATCGTCTTCCGGATCACATTAACGTCCGTCTGGCTTAGGCAAGCCTGCTTGACGAAGAACTCCAGGAACGAATACGCCGTGTCCCTTTCTGGATTTGCGTCGTTATCTCCCTTCCCTTTAGGGGAGGGTTGGGGAGAGGTTGCCTGGGTCGGTGTAGGATTCGCAGTCACGGGTACGCCCAGGTAATCTGCCCGGCATTCGTCTTCAGAGGCAAACAGCTTGACGATCTTGAAGGCGGTTTTCGCTTTGACCTTGCCGTCTTTCTCGTAGGTTTCGCCGGTCGGAGTCGGTTCAATCCGCACCCAGCGCCCGTGGATCTCGCGCACGTTTTCAATCCCGAGCGCCTTGATGCTTTTCAGGGTGATGTCCCGCCAGGCTTCGCTTTCGGCCAGCATGTTTCGCATGCACACGTTGGGATTGGTAATGCCCAGTTCGGGCAGCGGTTCAAGGTTCAGGTCGATCGCCGTCCTGCGTTCGTTCATGGTGTGGGTGGCCGCATCAAACGGTACCCGCCCGTAGCCCTTGGCCAGCACGCAGTGCCAGGCTTCCAGGTTCAATTGACCCCACAGGTCACTGTTGCCAAACGTTGGATTGTTGGCGCTATCAAATGGATCAGAATTCGGTTGTTGCATTTTGAGCTCCTTATACTGTAAAATAGTTGTAGAGATTTAAGAGGTCTCGTGACGACCGTTCGTGTGCGCGAACGGTTGTCTATTGAATCCAGCCGTAGCCGGCATTTTTCAAATACTGCTCGACTTGTTCAAATGTTTGCATTTTGTTTTTGATAAAAGCTGTCACCTCATTTCCTAATTCATCCAAAACATAAATTCCAAATTTACCCTCGACCAGACAGACCAGGGCGGTGCGGCCGGTGGTTGGATTGAAGAACATCGCCTCGGGACGCTGGGCGCAGCTGCGGGCCAGGAGTGCCTCGTTTCCGTGGCGCTCCACGGCATGGCTGACGGCCACGGTGGCTAACAGCACCAGGGCGCAGACCAGGGCCAGCATCAGCCAGAACAGGGGGCTGGGGCCAGTGGTCCGATCTTGATGGACAATCGCCAGGGAGGTCATGATTTCGCTCCCGATTCGATGCAAATCATCCGGTACACCTCATCAACCGCCGCCGCCCAGTTATCCGGGTTGGCATTGGCCAGGGCTTCCACCCAGTCGGGCAGGAGCTCCCGGTCGTACTCGGCCATGAAATACTTGGCCGCTGTAATCGTCACCGGGTGCGGGTGATCCACTTTCGTGATCCCTTCCTCCAGCATTTTCAACATTTCTTCGAGTGTCATCTCGTTCTCCTTTACGGCCGGGTGCAGGCGCCAACACTTTCGAGGTATCTCAGGGCTTTCTCCACCGCAGCCAGGGCTCTTGCGGCTCGGTACAATCGTTCGGTTTCAGTCATGGGCCGATCGGATTGCACCAGGCTCTCCAATTGGGACGCAGCCTCCACCAGTGCCTCGGCTGCCCCATCCCGCGCACGGCTGGCAACGTTCGGCCAGCGACCAGGCGGAGTCGTCATCCGATCCTGCCGGTGACGGCCAGGATCACGATCGCTGCTAAACCTGCCAGTACGAGCACACCCAGGAGAATGACAACCCACAGGATCAAGCCGCTGTGCTGCTGGTCGTCGTAGCTCACCTGGGGCTCGGGCATTCCCGGCCGGTCTTCAAACGAATAGATAATCTCGTCTTCCGGAGTGATCTGAGCCATTACAGCACCCCCAGCACAGCCAGGATCACCACCACGCCGACCGCCGCGAACGGCCAGGGGTTGGCGGCACGGCCGTGCCGCCAGCCGTGGCGCTGCACGAAGAACTGGCGGATCAGAGC